TGTATATTGTGGTGGATTAATAGGGAATGTCGACGGCATTATAATCGAAAATGGTGTTGTCGAACTTGGATCAAATGGATCCGTACTACTTGATGTCCAACCATGTTCTTTAATGTTTGGAACTAAGAAATTTGCTCGTTGGAACTCATTCTGTAATCCACCTTCATTACTCCATTTAAATTTAAATCTATATCTTCCTTTTGTTGGAATACCTTTTGTTGGGTCATTTGATATTACTTGTTCCCCGAATTCATTTGTTATAATATAATCCAAGTTCATTGGCACATTTGCCAAAAATGAACCATCTCCATCTATAATCTTACCATCTTGTTCAAACTTATGTTCTTCAAGAACTGGTAAATTATTTTTATCAGGATATATTGTTTGTCTAATAGATAATATTTGACCCGGCCCTGAGATTAACTCACATAAGTTACCTGTATTATTTTTTGGTTTACAATTTGTCTTAAGTGCATCATCGTTAGTTGTCGAAATAAGAGACCCCATGAAAATTGCATTAGGTCTAATAGTTACGTTTGCTTCATTGGTTAAATCAAAATCAACTCTCGTAATTCCTATTTGACAAATGTCTTCTTGACCCCAAAGAGGTGATATGTCAACATTTTTATTTAATGTTTTAATCTGTGGTAATTCACTTAAATTTGATGACTTCTTAAATGTAGACCCATTTACTTGTGTTTCAGTTGCCTGACCCGCATTAATTAAGTCTTGTGGTGTTAATGAGAAACACCCAATATCGGATAAATCAACATCCATAAAAACAGTTTGAGTTCCAACAGGAACTCCAAATATCATATAATCACCACTATCATTTGTTTTAACAGTGTATTTGTAATATTTGTCGTAAACTTCAATGTAAGTTTGATCTAATAGAACTTCTTCCCTATTTGGAAAAGTCCCTGTTGCCGAATGGACACTATATGACGGATCATGAGGTAATAGATTATATCTATAACCAGCATCATTATTGTCAGATAAAGTTTTATATGGGTATAATTCAGATATTGTTGGGTCTAACTCATCTTCTGAAGTTAATGGTACGAATATAGACACCCTAGCGTTTGGTAACCCAAAACCACCGTTTACTATAATTCTACCGACTATAACTCCATAGTCCGAACATACCTTCGTATAAAGATCTGATTGGTTAATTTTTAAAGATAGGATTTCTAAAGAATCAAAATCTTGATCTAACTTTACGTTGATGTATTTGTCGACACCTACTTGGGTCCTTATTCTATATGATTTCGGCATTAAAGTCTTTTTTGATAAATAGTTTATTTCCTATTTTCAAAAAATAGTTCTAATTAAAAAAAAATAAATTATCAGGAGAAATTAACTGTACTTAAATTGATAACTCTAACGTTTATATCTTTGTTAGGGAATCTAATTTGGTAGATTTGTGTAGGTTCTGCGAAAATTGTGTCTGCAATTAATTGGATTTGTTTTGTTGCAGGATCTAAATATTTCTGAGATGTTTGGTTTGAAGAGTACTGACCCCCAACCTTATTAAAGAATTCCATATCAGAAATACTCACTACACCATTTTCCGCTTGAATCAATCTTCTTAATTCAGATACAACAACATTTTGACCTAATTGTCTTGTTGTTGGACTAAAGTATGTTGTAATGATGTCAATAATTTTAGATACAATTGCTCCTTGGTTTTGACTAGCATCCAACACAACATCAACATTAACCGCCAAGTCAATAGGGTTCGCACTTTCAATTGAAATGTAGTCATTAATCATCCTGTAGTTTGATAGGTAACTTGCAACATTACTTTTTAAAGTATTTGATATTGTATCAGTTAAATTACCACTTGTGTCGTAAGATAACATTTTTATTTTTATCATGTTATTTTCCTCAGTAATTGCAACCTTTGCCGGTGCACCAAACTGAGAAGGCATTGTTCTAATAATTGATTCGTAGTCATTTATTGTAACCGCTCTATTTTGAGCAGAGAAGTTATATGAGACCATATTTCTTACTTCTTCGAGTGTTGGTGCGTTTGCCCCTCCAATCGCTGCCGTAACGTTATTACATTTCAATGTATTAATAACAGATCTGTTAACACTTTCTGAAGGACCATTAACAAAGAATGAAACCGTACCAATTTGGTTGATAACATTAATACCTAAGTTAGTCGCTTGTCCTCCACCAACTCTGTACTGTATAAACAATGTTGAGTTTGATTTAAGAGCGGCACCTAACGCTAAATTGTTAGAGTATTTGTTTAAGTCAAATCCTTTACCTGATCTTGCAAAGTCCCTAAGTTGTTCTTCCGCAGAAACATTACCACCACCAAATGTCATTTTTAAATAACCTTCAGGTGTGTATTCTGACGTAAACTTAGTGTTAGTTAAAATATATTTACCAACCTTAATACCAGGTTGATCAGAAACTTTAGTTGGATCTTCGATGAATACTCTGTCTTCAGCAAGTGCCTTAACTTCATACCATCTATTTTCTAAACCTAAAAATTCTTGTGGATTTGGAATTGTATTATATTGTGTCCCGTCTTTTAAAAGAACACTTGTTATACCTAAAACATTTTTTTCAGGTAAGAATAATTCAAAGAATGGTTTCACATCATTTGGTGTGATAACTCGTTTGAAGACTTTTGTGAATCCGTTTACAACAACCTCTCTTTTTGTAATGGTGTAATTTAACAGTTTACCATTAGCATCAAAGTTAGGTATTTTTAACCTATTTAATGTTCCTTCAGAATTTATTGCTGAAGCAAAATCAATGTCGTATACGGTTTCAAATGGTTGTCCCGCACCATTTACTTGGGATCCTCTTCTTAGGATACCACAATATCTTAAATCTTCTCTATCACCAAACGCAGGAACCGTTATTGAGAAATCAACTAATGCCACTGAAGGTCTTTGACCCGGAATTTTTAACCCGTAAGTCTTAGCGATATTATATACTGAAGATTTTTGTTGTGCAAATTGTAATACCGTTTCTTGGATACTTCTATCAATATTAAATTGTAGGTTATCTGTAACGGCAGCATTTAAATCTAACATTACTGAGAAAACCCCAGCATCGTTAAAGTTCTGTACCAAATCAGGATAGTAAGTACGTGTAAAGTTAATTAACTCAGTTCTTATTCCCTGAAAATCTCTGGTTGTGTAGGATATTTTTTTCTCAGCCATATACTATTAAATATTGATAATAACAAAATCACTACTTTCAAAGGCTTGATTTGTGACCTTATAGTCTATTTTAATTTTTGCGGTATGTTCTTTTTCACTTATACCTTGTACTTTAAATTCCCTCTCTCCATCAGGATTAATAAATGTACCTTTATCTTCTTCACCTAAAGAAGCGTCAGTTATAGAAATATTCGTTATTAATACCCCCGGCATATATTTTTCAACAGAATCTCTAATTTCACCCTCAATTTCACTAAATGTGGGTCCATCAAGAGGTTCAAAAATATACTCATATAACCTTGTCCCAAAATCAGGAAGATAATATCTATACCCTTTTCTAGTTAACAATAAATGAATTAAATTACTTCTTACTTCCTCTTCAGTTGTATCAGAAATATCTAAATATTTACCAACGTAAGATTCTCTAAAAGGAAAATTTATTCCGTATGTTATTCCATTTGCCATATCTAATAAATATAGTATCTATGTGTTTTGAATAAATACATATAAAATAAAAAATCACGACCTAAGCCGTGATTCCCTATCGTGATACACGATTCATCCTAAGATGAACATCCGAAACATTCAAACTCTGAACTATCAGGTTTTTGTGGTAAATCCATTTTAGAAAAGTCTACTTTTGGTGTTTCAACTTTTTTAATTGGTTCTCTCTTTGTCATATCCAACGCCAAGTGTTTTGCTCCTGTTGAAATCGCCTTCGTTCTAACGTAGTAACAAAGTGTCTTCAATCCTTTCTCCCAAGAGTGGAAGTGTGATGAGGTAATCTTTGACAATGTTGGATTTGACATATAGATATTCATTGATTGTGATTGATCAATAAATGGTGCTCTGTCTGCCGCCATGTTGATAAGTTCTTTTTGTGAAATCTCCCAAATAGTTTTATACTTAGGGATTAAATGCTCAATTCTTTTAACTTTCTTATTATAATGTTTGTCCTCAGGATCTAAGTAGTTATTGAAATTAATGTTTTGGATTGAACCTTCATTCATAATAATTTCATTCTTTAAATCTTCAGACCATATACCAATTTTCTCAAAGTCAGCAATTAAGTATTTGTTCACAATCATGATCTCACCCCCAACAACTCTTCTGTTAAATAATGCCGAGTGAGCCGGTTCAGTCATTTCAAATGATCCTGTAATTTTAGCCGAAGATGCAACAGGCATTTGTGCCGTGAATAATGAGTTACATACTCCATACTCTTTTACATCTTCTTTTAATTTATTCCAATCCCAATATCCTGACAAATCATTTTCATTCAAATCCCACATATCAAATTGGAAAATACCTTTAGACATAGGTGACCCCTTGAAGTGTTTGTATGGTTCGTGTTTACCGTTTTTACATAACTCATTACTTTCGTAGATAGCCCCATAATAAATGGTTTCAAAGATTTGTTTGTTCAAGATCTTTGCCTCTTCATCAGTAAAGATTAAGTCAAGTAAGTAGAATACGTCAGCCAAACCTTGTGTTCCGATAGCAATTGCACGTTGTTCTAAACCACCTTTCAATCCTTTTTGTGTTGAGTAATTATTAATATTTACAACTTTATTTAAAGTTCTAACTACTTTTCTTACTTCACTAAACAATAATTGGAAATCAAATTTACCATTCGTAATGAAGTTTTTAAGAACAATTGAAGATAATGTACATATTGCAGTAGTTTCCTCATCTGTGTATTGGTAAATCTCATTACAAAGGTTAGATTGTTTAATCACCCCAATGTTTTGGTGGTTAGTCTTTCTGTTCGCACTATCCTTAGAACATAAGTAAGGAATACCCGTTTCAACTTGTGATTCGATAATTTTAGACCAAATGTCTTGTGCCTTAACTTTTTTACCTAAACCTAAAGAAACTGCCTTGTTGTAATTTTCTTCATACTCATCACCAAAAGATTCTTGTAATGGTTTAATACCTGCAGTGATAATATCGTTAGGACAGAATAAATACCATTCAGTATTATCTTTCACCGCTCTCATGAAATTATCAGGAATCCAAAGTGCCGTAAATAAATCACGAGCTCTTAGTTCTTCCGCACCTGTGTTCTTCTTAATATCCAATAAATCAAAGATATCTTTATGCCAAGGTTCAAGATAGATCGCCGCAGATCCTGGTCTACGACCTTGTTGATTAAAGAATCTTAATGACTCATTTACTATTTTAAGGTATTTCAACAAACCACCCGCATATCCACCTGAAGTTGAGATTCTACTTTCTTTACTTCTAATGTTAGACATTGATAATCCAATACCCGCAGCATCTGAAGAATAAGTTGATATATCCGTTAATGTATTTAACAACCCATTTCTTGAATCTGAATTATTGTAATGTAACACACAAGACGCTAATTGAGGCACCTTTGTACCAGCATTAATCATAATTGGTGTTGCCTTAGAAATAAGTTGATTAGATAATGATTTGTAGTATTCAACCGCATCAACAAAGTTATCCGTAACCCATAATGCGACTCTCATGTACATATGTTGTGGTCTTTCAACTACAACACCATTAGGTCTTTTTAATAGGTACATTTCCTGTAATGATCTCCAAGCAAAATAATCGAAATTATAATCGTTTTCATGGTTAATTACCTCATCAATAGAATCTTCACCATACTCTTTAATCGTTTCAACCAATTTTTCATTGATGATACCATCACTGAATAACAAATTCATAGTTTCAGAAAAACTTGGATTTGTTTCTTTATGGTACGAAGAAATCGCAACTGAAGACGCTAATCTTGAATAGTCGTGATGACTTCCAGTGTACGAAGCCGCAATCTCATAGATTAATTTATCTAATTCCTTTGTTGTTATAACACCTTCAGTAGGTACCGAAGTAATAACTTTAATGAAGATCTCATCTGAATTAACATTCAAACCTTTTGCAGATCTTTTAACTCTATTGTAAATTTTTTGTGGGTTAAATGTTACATTTTCCCCATCTCTTTTTAATATTTTAAGTGACATCATATTTTTTTAATATTTAAAAATCTTCTTCAAACGTAATCGTTTCATTCAATTTTGCTTTTTGGTATTCCATTGTTCTTGACTCGAAGAAATTACCTTTTGTTTCAACCGCAATTTGTTCCATGAACTTAAATGGTTGTTCAACGTTAAATTCTTTACTACATCCAAATTTAAGTAAAAGACCATCAACAACAAACTCCAAATATTGTTTCATTAAGTTTGAGTTCATCCCAATTAATGATACAGGTAATGACTCGGTAATGAATTCTTTTTCAATTTCTAAAGCCGATAACAAAATTTCTTTAATTCTTTTTTCAGATGGTTTTTCCTCACAATGGTTGTTTAATAAGTGAATTGCAAAATCACAATGTAAGTTTTCATCTTTAAAGATAAGTGAGTTTGCGTTACACAACCCTTGCATTATTCCTCTTGACTTCATCCAAAATATCGAACAGAAAGATCCTGAAAAGAATATACCTTCAACCGCTGCGAATGCAATTAATCTTTCTTGGAAAGATGCATTGTCAATCCAATTAAGTGCCCATGTCGCTTTTTTCTTAACCGCTGGTAGGTTCTCAATCGCATTAAAACACTCATCTTTTTCTTTTGGATCACTAATGTACGTATCAATTAACAATGAATACATTAATGAGTGAATGTTCTCCATTGCCAATTGAAATCCGTAGAAAAACTTAGCCTCAGGGTATTGTACTTCACGATAGAAGTTTTCTGCCAAATTTTCATTTACGATTCCATCAGAAGCCGCAAAAAATGACAATACATTCTTTACGAAGAACTTTTCATTATCTGTTAATTTTTCCCAATCACGAATATCATTCGTCAAATCCACTTCTTCTGCCGTCCAAAATGCCGCTTGGTGCATTTTGTAGTATTCCCATATGTCATTGTGTTCTATTGGGAATATAACAAACCTATTAGGGTTTTCTACTAATATCTTTTCCATCTTTCTTTAAAAATTAATTATTTTTTGTTTCGTCTTTTTGTCTTTGTTGTCTTTTTTCTAACAACTCTTTGACTCTCAATCGTTGTCTTTCTTCTTTCTGTTCTTCAATACCTAAGAAAGTCATAGAACTCTCGGTGTCAATGTCTAACATTGCATTATCAAATTTACAATTCTCAAATACAACTCCGTCATCACCAACCCTTGATTTTGTAATCGCTATTGTTGCCAATTTCATTTCTTTTTGTTGAAGTGTTTTTGCCACCGTAATAATAACGTGACCAACTTGTGCCTTTTTAATTGACCCACCCATTTGATCAGTTGTTACAACCTCAGAAGAAATAGAACTTCTATTACCTTGAGTTGCGGTCCATCCAACTAAATCCATTTCGTGACACATTGCCTCGAATGCTCTCATTACAGACCCTTCACTCTTCCATTCATCACCTAAATTCTTATCAGGAACAACACAGTCAATGTAATCAAGTAATACCATATCAATCTTAGTTCCATCCGCTACCATCTTTCTAATCTGATTCTTAATCTGTGACATAGTTACCGTATCAGACGGTAATTTATTCATGATTAATTTGTTAGACATAGATTCCTCAATATTCTTAACTGTTTGAATAACCTCATCTCTTTTTTCAGACAATTCGTCAGGATGTATCTTAGTCCAAAGTGTGTAATGTTTTCTTTGGATTACCTTAGGGTTATCCTCAAAAAAGATCTGAAGTACGTTGTTTCCTAAGTTAAATGCGTGGTTCGCAATCTTAGTTAAGATAGTTGACTTACCCACACCTGTTGGTGCCAAAATAACTCCAATCTCACCTTTAGCCAAACCACCTTTAAGTAGTCTATCAATACCAGGTATTCCCATTGGAATTGGGTGTCTGTAATCGTCATCAAGGACTTGATCAATGTTAGAGAAGACATCCATTGAACTCGTGTCTTTGGCCCCCACTTGTAAAGCTCCTCTAACTAATTCTTCAAGGGTATCGTAGTTCTCAAATTCACCACCATCGATGATTTTTTGAGCCTTAGTCATAACCTTTTGTAGTTCTTGTTGTTTACAGAACTTTAACGCCTTTTCCTGTACGAAGCCTACGCCATCGATAGGTGCGTCTTTTATTTTCTTGATTGTGTCCAATACTATTTTGGATGCAATCTCTTGTTGTAATTCAGATTTAGTAATCTGTTCTAATGTCTCAAATGATGGTGTATGATCGTATTTTGTATAATACTCTCTAATCATTTGGATAATTATTTTGAAGTACTTGTTTTCAAAATAATTGTTTTCAATCACATCGATAATTGAATGTGAAAATTCCTTATCTAAGATAATTTGATTAAGTAATTGTAATTGGAATGTGTTCCCTAGATACTCAAAGTTTTTGTTTGTCGCCATAATTTTCCTTCTGTTAGTAAAGATAAATACTATTACTTTTGGATAAATTCAGGGTAAAAATAATTAAAATTATTACCTGAAAAAATGTCAGTCAGGCCGTTTAGTATACCTTTTAACTTTGGGCGTAGGTCTACGGTGTATCTTACCTTTGGCGGGTAGACTTTAGCGTCAAACCTTCTCTGACAAATTGTCAGGTCCCCAACCTTAATATAAAGGTTAAAATTCTCATCTCCGTCAGTAATTGACGTGTTTAAAACCTCTGGATTCTCAGAAATCTCATATTTGTTGTCTAACATATAGACCACTGAACGCATTTTTAAATCGTATTGTAATTCACGACATAAAGAATCTATATGGTCGTAAAAATCCTCAGATTTGTGGGCATTTTTGTTAAATCCTTTAACATTAAAAAAACGTTGTACTACAATGTTATCATTACACATTAATAGGAATTCAACTTTTGTTACATCTTGATCTCTCATCTTGTTTTGTTTTTCTTTTTTACTTTTTGTTTCTAAACTTTGTTTTTTCTTTTCTTGATAATTTTAAAAATGGTTTCAAAAAATTAACCCAAGCATCATCTCCTTTTGGTAGGTACTTGAAGAATCCGTCGTCCATCATCATTCTTATTAAGTTTCTATGTCCTCTCCCATCGGGATCCATCGATTCAGAGTAATATTCCTTAACCATTTCCTTCCCCTCCTCATCAATTAAAGGTTCTGACAAATCTACGAGTATTTTATTGATTTTAAAAAAATCGTTACCCATAATACCTTCTTTGGTTTTACCACTGAGTAAGTTTCCTAAAACAACATTTTTTTGTTGTTCTTTTAATAGTAGTTCACCTTTTGTTAAAATATCGGTTAAAGATATCATCGAATCAAGTATTTCAGGAAAAAATTTAATTAAAGTTTTTTCTCCCATTAAACTTATTCCATCAATGTTGTCCGAAGTGTCACCAGCAAGGATCTTAAATGTCATTACATTGTAGTGAGGAATTGAACAATCTTTAAATTTAATTTTATCTCCAAACTTAAAATATTGTTTTGCTTGTGGAGAATAGATTGATACCTTTTCTGAAATTAATTGAGTTAAGTCTTTATCACTTGAGAATATCGTTTTCTCTTCATCTAAAGAGATTTGACAATAATATGCGATAAGATCATCGGCTTCTGAATTTTCAACCTCTAATTGTCTTATAAACATCTCCTCAAGATATTGTTTAACTCTTGTTTTTTGTTTGTTAAATGAATCTGTCTTCTCCTCATTATCAGGAGAAGACTTTCGATTCATTTTATATTTAGGGTATAGTTGTTTTCTTTGAGATGAATTTGTATCACTATCCCAAAAGACCATAACTTTGTTAAAGTTAGTTTCTTCTAAAAATTTACGGATTGTGTTAAGAAAATGCCAAGTCCCACCAATGTGTTCCCCATTATTATAGAAATCCTTAACTCCGTGAAATCCAATTTTTAATAAGTTGTTACCATCAACAATAAGTGTTTTGGTCATTTAATTTTTTTAAGTCGTTTGTAAATACTTTTTACTCGTCAGAGTCATCATCATCAGATTCGGCCAAGGAATAATCTGAATACCCTAATTTTGTTTCCCAATAATCTGAATATTCTTTCTTATAGTTATCCAACGATTCTTTCGTATCTGTAATATACCCTTGTGGTACTGCAATGATCTTACCATCCTTATATCCAAGACCATTAACGTGATTCTTTAATATGGAAATCTTTGTTCTAATTGCAAACGATACTTTTCTACCATTCTTAGTCGCATCAATGTGACTAATACCAGCCTTCTTTTGATTACCGAATAAGAATACTAATGATGATGCCAACCATATTGCCTCACCACCTTTAGCCTTGATTTCAGGTTGTCCAAATGGATTATCAGGAAGTAACACCCAAGGTTGATTTAAGATCACTAAAGTGTTGTAATAAGGGTAATCTTCTTTTTTAGATTTTGAAATCCTTGAATGAATCCCCATACCGATTTTATCGGCCAATACTTTTGCGTTGTGCATTCCACCACCTTTACCATCAAAAGTCATTTGACAAGGAATACTACCAATACTATCCCATAAAAATAATAAACTATAAGGGATGTCACCTTTTTCTTGTGCGTCAAGGATATCATTGATGAATTCCGTTGCTTGTTCAATCACATCAAATGAATCGTTAAAGATAAACATACCATCATACTCACCATCTTCATTTTTTTCGGCTTGTAACCCTAATTCAATTGCGTGTTCCCAAGACCACTTTTTCTCAGTAATAATAAGAATAGGTAAGTGACCTTTTTTCTGAGCGTCAGCGGCTGCAAGGATCATTGCCGTTGTTTTTGAGGTATTTGAATGTCCCAAAAACATATTAATACCACCCATAATAGGTCCCGGCAATCCAGATGACGCTAAAAAAGCCTCTCCAAGATTATAAAAACTTTCTGGTTTGTATTTTGTTTTTGTCGAGTACTTACCTTTGATTGTCTCCAAAGATATCTCTCTTTTTCTTATCGCCATGTTATTGTGTAATTACTGAATTATACTTACGAATTTTTTCTAATGACTCAAGTTTATCTTGAGCATTTGCAAATTTTTCAACTAACTTATCCATTTCTTCAAGGTGTTGTGGATGTTCTCCAATACCAACAGGTGAAGTTAAATAAACTAATAATGTTGCTTCCGCTTCGGCGATTTCGCTACGATATTTTAAGGACAATGCCTCATACATTTTTTCTGCTATTTTACTCATTTTTTTTGATTTTAAAAAACATAGACACTCAGTCATACCAAGTGTCTATGTTAAAGTTTAATTAGAAAGGTAATTCTTCGTCTACCTGAGAATCAGTTTGTGGATCAACCATTTTACTTTCAGGTTTTGAACTACCACCCATAGAAATCTCTTCTTCATGACTATTTGAGTAGATGTATTTTCCTGCGTCAGTGTCCCAACGTGGAGTTTCACCTCTTGCAATCGATTCAAGATATTCGACAGGTTTTTTAGAATAAACGTCCTCCCAAGTCAACTCATCGTTGATCCAAGTAGATGCTTGTTCAGCGTCTTCATGTGTTGGTGATGGATCGTCATACATTACAGTTTGAATAACTGTATATGTTGCTCCTTTTGGAGTTTTTGCCTTTGTAAGTTCAAGGATTAAATCACGACCTTTATCAGAGTCAGTTACATCACCTTTTGCTTTCCAAATCGGAATGATTTTATCAAGGATTCCTTCTTGTTTGTAATTGTGTTTAAATCTCCAAAATTTAACACCATCACTCTCGTTATCACGATCAACAACCTTAACGATATAAAACTTACGAGCTTTATACTGTGTTGCCAATTGTTTGTCGGATTCACGACCTGTTGACATTAACTCATCGTATACCTCATTCAAAGGTGAACGTTCGTTGTCATTTTTTCCTGGATCGTAGAATTTCTGCCATTTTCCATCAACATTGATTTCGTGGAACCAAACCTCTTTAAAAGGAGATGATCCATCAGTTGTAGGTAAAATACGGATTGTTCGTTGACCTTGTTTTTCGTTATCCTTAAGGATTGCTGCGAAATACTTTTTCATTCTTTCTTCTTGTGTGAATTTTGAAGTGGAAGAAGAACCACTTTGTTTTGAACTCTCATACTGAGCCAAAACCGCATCTAAAACATTGTTTGTCGCCATTGT